ATGCGGGCTGTAAACAGCCTGACAAAGCAGTTCGGTATTACTGCCGATGAAGCGTTTAATTTAGTCGTACAAGGTGCACAAAACGGCCTCGACCAAAACGGCGACCTGCTAGATACCATCAACGAATATTCCGTGCAATTCAAAAACGCCGGCTATTCGGCTGACGATATGCTTAATATGCTGGCAAACGGCGCAGAAGCAGGTACATGGTCGGTTGATAAGCTGGGCGATGCCGTAAAAGAAATGAATATCCGCATGAGTGACGGCACTGCGAACGAGTATTTAGAACAGATTGGTCTAAATGCCGATAGTGTTATAAAACAGTTTAATAAAGGCGGGCCGGAAGCGCAGAAAGCAATCGCGAAAGTGATGAAAGCTCTGCAGGATTGCGACGATGAAACGGTGCAGTATCAAGCCGGAGTTGGGCTCATGGGCACAATGTTCGAGGATTTGGGCGCTGAAGCTGTTGTCGCACTCATGCAGACAGAGGGCGCTATTGATAGCGCTGCTGCAGCTATGGCGCAGTTAGACGATGCGGCGTATGATACGCTCGGGAGTTCGTTGTCGGCGCTTGGCCGTACAATAGAATCCGAAGTTGCACAACCAATCGTTGAGTATTTGACGCCTGGTATGCAAACAGCCATCGACTTTGTAACGAATAGCGTCGGCCCGGTAATTGATTACTTAATGCCGCTATTGTCGCAGCTTGGCGCATTGATTATGAGTATCATTGATGTGCTTGTGGCGCTTGCTCCGGTCGTTCAATTAGTCGCCGATGTGCTGTTCTCATCGCTGAACGCTACAATCGAATCCCTAATGCCGGTGATAGCGAGCCTGCAGACGGTGTTCGAGGGACTTCTTGACTTTATTACCGGTGTGTTCACTGGCAATTGGGAGAAGGCCTGGGATGGCGTTGTTGACATCTTCGGTGGATTGTGGAGCGGCCTCGAGGGGCTTGTAAAAACTCCAATTAACGCTGTGATTGGCCTTGTAAATGGTGCAATCGGCGCATTGAACGGCATCAATGTTGACATTCCTGACTGGGTGCCAAAATTCGGTGGTAAATCGTTCGGAATTAACATTCCAAAAATCCCGATGCTGGCGGCCGGTGGCTTTACAGATGGCGTTTCTATCGCGGGTGAAGCCGGGACAGAGGCTGTTATTTCGTTTGATAAAGCATACCGTGACCAAAACATCAACATTTGGAGAAAAGCGGGCCAATTACTCGGCATTGACGGATTCTCGTTGGGCAGCCTTGTAGACGGCACAAATATTGTTATTTACAACGATTTCTCCAACTTCACATGGAGCCCACAAATTCAGAGCGCCGGCAAAGGCGAAGAAAGCGACCTCATGGCACGCCTGAAAGCGCATGAAGCCGAGTTCTTTGATTGGCTCGAGGAATTTATCGAAATGCGGGAGGTGGCGCAGTATGCGTAAGATTATTTCTTACAAGGAATATATGACACGCCAGGGCGACACCTTTGACGCATTGGCGCTTGAAATGTACGGCGAGGAAACCCTCGCCCATTATATTATTGAGTTCAATCCTGATTATGCGGATGTGCTTATCTTCGAGGCAAACGTACCATTGCGCCTGCCTATCGTTGAGAATGTGGAAACGCCGGACACATTGCCGCCGTGGCGTCGGGATAGTAGTACAGAATGAAACTGTTTTATAACGGGGCGGATATTTACGATGATGTTTCTGTCAATTACTGCGTGCATGAAATGTTTGCAGAAAAGCAGGCTGACACATTAGTTATCCGCTTTAACGATACAAAAGGTGTATGGAGTAAATGGAACCCGGCGACCGGTGATACAATCCGCTTTGTAGAAGGTGCGAGCGATACCGGTAAAATGTTCGTTCACTCCATGAAGCCTGAGAACGGGTTATTTACAATCCGGGCGATGTCTATTCCGCAGAGTGGAACGACAAAACGCTCGAAAAGCTGGGAAGGCGTGCGTTTCCTGCAGTTAGGGAACGAAATTGCAAAAAATCACGGTTTGGAATTTCAAAATTACGGCTGTGCAGACCAGCTGTATCCGTATATCAAGCAGGAAAACGAAACAGATTTTGCGTTTTATTCGCGTCTGTGCATGCTAGAAGGCTGCGCAATGATTGTGTATAACGGCAAGTTGCTGGTATATAACGAGCAGTATATTGAAAAGCAAGCGCCTGCAGGCACACTTGATGTAGATATAAACGGCATATTCTCTTATAAAGATAATCGTGCTGCGTGCTATGGCTCATGCGAAGTGGCGAGCGGCAGATTTATCGGTAAATTTAACGCACCGAACGCAGTCAATACTTCTGTGCTTCGTCCTGAAAGGCCTATTAAAACAAACAGTAATGCAGAGGCAGTGCGGTTTGCGAAAGGTCTGCTCCGAAATGCTAACAAATACGGCCGCACGGGCCAGTTCTCAAAAGAACTGCAGCTCGGTTATGCTGCGGCAAGTATTATGAAGCTGAATACGAAAAAGGCGAGCGCATGGGACGGCACTGTGTTTGTTTATAAGGTGCGGCATGATTTTGTAGGTAACAAATCAACCTTGTATTTCAGAGATTTGCTGGAGGGGTATTGATGGGACAAATACACAAAGGGCTGATTGCCAGTATAAGCGGAGATACCGCCCGCGTTGTTCCCTCGGACACAAGCGAAAAACCGACTGCAAAAATTACAATCCCGTGGCATTTGCGCGGCGATACCGGGAAACTGGAAAAGGGGACAGAGGTAGTGTATGCGGAATTTGACGACCATACCGGCTTACTTCTTGGCCGCCTTGACGGGAACTGGGGCGAATTTCTGCCGTTATTGATTGCCGGGAATATAAAAGTGCCGGAGGGTGATGTTACTGCAGGCAGTATCAGCCTGAAAAAGCACACACACGGCGGCGTTTACGCTGGTGGAAGCAATACGCAATCCCCGCAGTAAAGGAGGGATAGTATGGCGACGATGGCAAAATGGGGCTCGAAAACCTGGGGCGTAAGTGCAAAGCAGGTTTTGGCATTGGAAAGCCTCGCTTTTTCATACACGCAGGTTGCCGACAATAATACCTCAACCGAGGAACGGAAAACAACGAACGAACGCGGGACAGAACTCATGCCGCTTACATTTTCGACAGTATTGCACTCAGGTGCAGGCGTTGATATATGGGCGGAAATTGAGAGCTGGAAGAAGCTCGTTACAAAAGTTGATTATTTTTATTTGGGCGGTAAAAATATCGGCCCGAAAATGCAGCTGCGCAATGTTTCTGTGAATGATGTTAAACTGGATGACCTGGGGCGCATGCGGCTTGCAACATTGACATTTGAATTTAAGGAGTACGACCCGGACACTTCTAGTGTAAAGGTAAGTACAACGGCGTTAAATGTAGGTGCAAGCACTGCGGCAAAGGAACAGAAAAAAACGACAAACACAGCAGTGAAAAAAGCAGCGACAACAACTATTAAGGTCGGCGACTATGCACGCCCGACCGGGAATAAATATGCAACCGGGGAAACAATCCCGGCTTGGGTTAAAAAGCAAAAGCACCGTGTGGGCCAGATTAAAGGCGACAGGGTGCTTTTAGGTTATCCGGGCGGAATTTCGAGCTGGGTGTATATGAGCGAAGTGACACTGTCATAAGGAGGGACGCAATATGAAAGCAAGTGGAAATGGACTGCCGGAAACGTGCGCCCTCAATCTGCTGCGTATTGTACGCGGTGAGGTTCCGTTTGACCGTGTTCGCGGCGTTGATGGAACATTGATTGACCGTGCAAATGTAACGGCGGAGTTTCAGGCTGATATTGAATGGCTTTTAGAAACTTATGAGCCCCGTGTGGAAATTGAAAGCATAGAAGAAAGTGCGGAGGCTTTTATGGCCGGCGATTACGCGTCAATCGTTAAAATCAAACGGAAGGAGGAAGAATAGTGTCTGATATAAATTTTATTGAAACAAGCGCAAAAGAAGTGCGTGACACTTTACTTACCGACCTGGAGAACGGCGTAAGCGAGCCATTATATCC